GTTTCCCAGTCACGATCAAGTAATCGTCGATCCGGTGGGCGCGGAGTTCGTTCGAGGTTCAATGATGGTGACGACTCAAGAGTTCTTGAAAGATTGATCGAATGGGGAAAGTTAAACAAGACATCGATTATGTATGGAGGCTCACGAAAGGCAATAGAAGGGTGACAGACACCGACGTGCATGAGCTTTACAAAGATCTCGATTTGTCAAAAATCGTAGGAGTCGACCCCGCCGTACCTGGCAGTGACACAAGCGTTGTGACCGCACCGAAAAGCGGTTGGTATTGGGTCGAAACCTATGGAAAGATTTACCTTGAGAAAGGTGAGTCTATCAAAGTTCCCTGCCCTTCTCATCGGTAATAACAAATACTTTTCCGCCAACTTCAATATCGGGGTTGGCGATTTCTTTTATCTTCTCGCCCATGTGACCAGTGTACTTCAACATACCAAGAGCATTGCCGACTCGTTCGCGTGAGATCTTGTCTGAGGCTGCGCCGAACGTGCCGACGATGACCTCCTTGGTAGGATGGCGTTTTTCTTGTCTCTCACTCTTGATAAAAGTGAACACTCTCTCAATGTCAGTCATCTTCTCTTGTTCTTCTTTGACCTTTTGATCCGTCAGAGTCACACGAGAAAACAAATATCCCTTTCGTTTGATAAGAAATGGCTTGTTGTAGATCGGCGATCCGTCAGTGAACTTATTCACGTTGCACATCATCGCCGACTCATCTTCACCCAACCCCATGCCGACAAGTTCGTTGTACTCTTCGTCGAACACTGGTCGCAGCACACGCGATACGCGAGAGTGTGACGGCAAGCCGGTCCCGCCACGCCCTGCAAACTGAGTCATGTCTTTGTTACTGCTCGATTGCTTTCCCATGTGGTTGATGACTTCAACACACGCGCCAGATCTTTCAACGAGATTGGAAAGAAACTTCGCAACGGCTTTCGCCATGTCGTTGAGTGCAGCTTCACTTCCCCAAAACGATGCGATGGGATCGAAGACAATCATCTTCGGCTCAATATCTTCTACGGCTTGCATGACTTTTGTCATCGCATCTTTCGACGGCGTTAAGAAACCTTGCTTATCCTTGGTTACGATGCAGATGTCAGCGTCCTTTTTAACGAACACTGATTGTCGCACGATCTCTTCTTCGTCCTTACCTTCAACACCCATTTGTTTTAAAATCACACCGAGCATCGCGCCGAGTTTTTCAGCGGTGTCCTCGCCCGTGATGAACAAAGTCTTACCGGCTTGTTTGTTCTCGAAGCCAAGGAACCTTTGGCCGAGCGCGAGCATGACAGCTTCATAGAGTTTTAACGTGGTCTTTCCCGTACCGCCATCGGCGGTTGTGATGTGAATGTCTTCGGTCGACCAGTCTTTGAATAACTGAGGTTTTCGGAGCTTCGACGTGTTCCTCAATTCGTAACGAGTGAAAGGCTTCGGCGTCCAACGCTCTGCGACCGGAGCTTCGGGAATGATCTGACCAACATAGGGTTCTGGCGGCCCGCTGAAAGGGCTTGTAATGGGCTGTAAGCCGCCGCCTTTCAGACCCGACTCAATGGTAGCCTTTGCTTCATAGTCGGGCTTACCGCGCTCCTTGGCGGCTCTGAACAGCTCTGTCTCAGCCCACTCTTTGTCCAGGCTTCCAGATGCCACCAATTGACCTAGACGGAAGCTCTCAAGATTCAGGATATTGTTCGACTCACCTTCCGGTGCGAAGCGTATATTGTCGAGAGCTTCTTGACATATCTGATTGACGATGGCTTGTGAAACCTTCGCCACATTTTCGGGGTTCACTTTTTCCTTAAGTATCGAGAGAGATTCGCCGATAAGCCAATCAGGTGCGTCAGAGATTGGGAGTTGATCTACACCATAATAGGCGATATAACCACCTTCTCCCCTAATATCTAGTCCTTCGTCGAAGCCGACTCTGTTACCGTAAGTTCTCCCATCACTCGGATATTTAAAAATGAAATGTTGTCCACCTGAGAGGGTTTTTTGTGACATAGTAAGTGGGAGACGGTATTTCAAAATGGTTTCTGTTCCACCACCTTTTACGTCTACATCAAGAACTAAAATACCATTGAGCGTTCCTGTAGGAACAGCCCAAAATTTAATTCTGTCGCCAAACTCTTGCTTCCACGCTTCGATTTGTTCTGGATTATTTGTGGCGTTTTCTTTCCACCCTTTAATCAACGGCACTTTCCTTGGTGGTTGATCGGGCTTGTCGTATATCAATGTCGCTGGAAATATCTTAAACATCATAGTCTCACTTTACGGTCTCTAAAAGAAGCCGCGCAGGAAGTGTGAGACCATCACTTGTCAGGAAGGAGATCAACCCTTCCCTATCCTTTGCGGCAAATATCATCGTCCTAAAATCTTTCTAAAGGTGTCAAGGCTGTTTGCGAAACCTGCTATTCCACCGTTCGCTCGAACCCAATCGAGAAAAGTTTTTTGTGCAATTTCTCGTTTGTCATTCTTCCCCTTCCAATCAGAACCTTTGACTTCGACCGCTGTGAAAACAGCAACTTTGCTGCCTACCATTTGGGGTGTGATTGTAATGGTAGTCCATCCAATAAGATCAGAAGATTTGATCCGGTCATTGTGTTGTTTGGACACGTTGCCAAGTCCGTATCTAACGAGTCGTCCGTTTGCATCGGTTAGTGCTCCTGAGTTGTTTCGCATTAGTTGACATCCGTGATGAGGTCCGTCGATTTGAATTTCTTGTTGAACAGTTGATTCATCTTTCATTGTTCGATAAACCTCGTGTCACTGGTTATTCTTCTTTTGCGATCTTCTTTCTGAAAATTCATCTCACGCTTTTCTCTGTGCTCCAACTCTTTGAGATACTTTTCATTTTTGTTAGAAGAGTCCCACCCAACGCAACGATAGACTGTCCAATTTCTTAAACCATCTATTTGACTCCAGTGAATAGGAGAGTGGCGAAGAGTCAGGTTTTGCTTTTCATTGTGGAAATACATTGCGATCCGTTGCCAATCGTGACTATCGCCACGACGGATAATGTATTCTTCCATTGCGTTTCTTTCAACTTGCCCGTTGCTACCAAGGAAGATGATCGTTCTAAGATTGCTCATCACCATACTCCAATTCAATCAATTGGTCGATGAGATGCCTCGCTTTATCAAGGTCTTTCTTTAGACCTTTATCTTTATAACGAGTGACATATTTAATGATCTCACCTTGATGCCAGTTCATGTTGTTTTTAAAGGAGTATTTTGCAGGTTGAATCGCAAGCTTGCTATAGTGGTTCCCTCCCACCTGGCGATCGAACGCAGATTTCTCAGGTGATGAGGGTTCGGGAGAAGTGCCTAAAGGAACATTAGAAAGTGGCTCAGGAGCTTTAAGAATATCAAACGTAGCGTTGCAACGATGGCATTCATATTTTATCTTAAAATCGTCACTACCAGTGCAGTGAACAAATTCTTTCTTCTCACATCTTGGGCATTCAGTATAGCTACTTAAGTTTTCTTTCATTTATTAGTCCCTCCTATAAGTTTCTCAAAGCGGGTGAGTCGATCTAAACTCTCCGCCAGTGTTGCTATCTTTTGTTTTAAACCACTTGCTCGATGCCAGTCATTTGTCTCGTCAAGTTGTTCTCTCTTTTCATCCAATTCTTTTTGAGTCTTGGTGATTAACTTCCTTGTTTCTTCCAGTGCTCGACTCATTTAAAATCCTTCTCTAAATCTCAATCCAACAGGGAATCGTGGAACACCTGTCTTCGTGTAGTTTTGAAACTTTACCGTCAAAGTTTTGCCACGCCATAAGTCTTCATTCTCAAAATATTTTTTCAATTGGTCAAGCTTACCGTCCATCTTGGCTTTAAATGTCTCTCCATTTTCTGTCATGCAAACGAAAGAGCCGACGTGACCTTTTAATTTTCCCCGACCTTCTTCGATGTCGATGATTCTAAATTCAGCGTCACGGAAAACTTTAATCTTTTGAAGATGTACTGATCTTTTATTCTCGTAACTTGCGTGAAAGTTTCGAGCCATACTCCCTTCGTAGCCAAGAGACAAATACAATTCTGTTATTTGCTTTGCGTGTTCTTCACTGTGAGCGTGTTGTGTGTCGACAATTTTTATAGGAGAATCAGGACCGAGAAATCGTTTCATATCTTCAAGCATGAGGTGACGTTCAACGTAAGGTGCATCTATAGCGAGATCGTAAATGTGATATTCTACTAAGTGATGATCCTTGTGAATTTCATCACGTCGAATCAATGAAACAATTTTCTCAAAGTTGTCTTTGTATTTATGATTATAAAGTTCTCCGTCTAACGGCAGGTCTTTGAAAAATAATTTAATCAAATCTTTGATGTGAGGGACACTGAGAATCGGCTTCCTTGTGCGTGTAAACAAGTTGCCCTCTTCTGTTGTCGCTCTAATCCCGTCAAGCTTTGGCTGGAGCGCACAAGGAAACCGTATATGTTTTTTATGGTCGTCGAAAACTTTAGCTGTCATCGGAACGTAACCGCCGGAGATCACACTGTCAACTAGACCGGACCTTGCCTCGTCAATGGTATGGACATAACCGGACTTTAGTTTCTTTTTAATTCGACTTTCCATTTCATTTTGAGCTTGTTGTAGCGGTGTGGTTTCGTTGGATTTCCCTATGTTCTTACCTTCCGATATAAGATCAAAAGATCCTGATTGTTTT